AAATAATTATGCAAGAAAATAAGAATCTTGTTGAAGAGGCACTTATTCAAATGAAAAATGTTGAAGAAGCTATTGCCGAAAACGCAAAAGGAATACTTGCTTCTACTATGAAGGAAGAAATCAGCCAATTAGTAAAAGAATCTCTTTCTGAACAAGAAGAGTTGGATGTAGATGCTGAGGTAGATGATATCACAGCTGATAATGAAGATGACACTGATATTGAGGTGGACATGGATATGGATTCTGATGATGCTGATGATGCCGATTCTGATGATGTTGAAATGGACATGGAAATGGATGTTGATTCTGAAGAACCAATTGATTTAACTGACGCTTCTGATGAGGAAATTCTCAAAGTATTTAAGGCTATGGGTGAAGAAGATGGAATTATCGTTAAAAAAGACGGTGATGACGTACACCTATCAGACAATAATGCTGATGTAGAATATCTTGTTAAACTCGGTGAATCTGAAGAAGAAAACTATGAAAATATGGAATACAACGAAGAAGTAGATGACGACAAAGTCCAAGACGTTATTGACGCTATTTTCTCTGACAGTTCTGATGTAGACACCGATGAAATAGACATGGAAGACGATGAAGTTGTTTATGAAATTGAATTTACTGAAGACGAAGAAATGGATGAGTCTGAAGAAATGGATGAGTCTGAAGAAATGGATGAGTCTGAAGAAATGGATGAGTCTGAAGAAATGGATGAGTCTGAAGAAATGGATGAGTCTGAAGAAATGGATGAGTCTGAAGAAATGGACGAAGAAAATTGGCAGATGGACGAAGCCTTCAAAAAAGGAAAAAAATCAATTAAACCTAAAGGTGTTGGAATTGGTCACGGACCTAAATTCTCATACAAAAAAGGACCTTCTAAAGGATTTAAAGAAGACAAAAAAGAAGGACCTAAAACTATGGGAACAGGTAAAGCCAAATTTGAATACAAGAAAGGTGAAAACATGGAAGGTAAATCTAAAGTAGTTAAAAAAGCTGAAACTAAAGAAGCTGCAAGAACTCTTGGATTTGGACCAAAAAAAGGAGCATTGAGAAAAGGGATTACTAATAATAGAAATATGATGAAAGAATCCGTAGAAACAGAAGTTGGTATGTTGAGAGAAAAAAATGAAGAGTATAGAAAAGCATTAAACGTATTTAGAGAAAAGCTCAACGAAGTTGCGATTTTCAATTCTAATTTGGCATATGCTACAAGACTCTTCACAGAACACTCAACAACTAAAAAAGAAAAAATAAACATTCTTAGAAGATTTGATAATGTTGAATCACTAAAAGAGTCTAAAGGACTTTATAAAGTAATCAAAGACGAATTATCTAAGACTGAAACAAAATCGTTGAATGAAACTGTTGAAAACAAATTAAACAAAACAGTTCAAACTGGTTCATCAACAAATCTAATTGAAAGTAAGACTTACGAAAATCCACAATTTATGAGGATTAAAGATTTGATTACTAAAATTAGATAATAAAAAATAAATAAACAAAAAAAATAAAATTAACAAAATGGGAGCTTTATTAGAATCCGGTCTTGTTGGTAATATTGGTCTTAAGCACCTTAAAGTTATCAAAGAAGACACAATCAACAAATGGGACAGCCTTGGTTTCTTAGAGGGACTTAAAGGCCATATGAAAGAGAACGTAGCACAGCTTTATGAAAATCAGGCATCACACCTTATTAACGAAGCATCAACTACTTCTGATTCAGGTTCTTTTGAAACAGTTGTTTTTCCAATCATTAGAAGAGTATTCTCTAAATTATTGGCTAACGACATCGTATCTGTACAAGCAATGAACTTACCTATCGGTAAATTGTTCTACTTTGTACCTCAAATCCAAAATTATGCAGATGCTGCAAACCAACACTACGCACCTTACGGAGCACCAAATGGTCCTGCATCTCCAAACGCTGGATATAACTGGAATGAAGGTAGAGACCTTTACGACAGATTTTATGAAGGTAATGAACCTGCATTAGACCCTCCAGGTCTTTTTGACTACTCTAAAGGTCAGTTTTCTGCAATTACTGCGGATGTAACTACTGCAGCTTGGAATAGTACCACACTTAATCTTGTTCCTTCAGCATATTCTGCTGATGCGTATAGAAAAGTTTTGGTTATTATGTCAGGATTTGCTCAGGTTGCGGCTGGTAAGTTAATCGGACCTGACGGTAACCCTATTGATAACGAATCTTTCCTTTCTGATTTGACTATCTATGGTGTTGCAGGTAACGCTTACACTTCTGCAAATACTGCAAATCCATATCTTTTCAGAGTAGTAACTCAAAGATATGGTAAAGGTATCGTACAGTATGGTTCAAACAACGACACTTTAGTGTTCCCTGAATCAAAAACTGGCGGTGGTCAATATGACAACATTTGTGACGTTGACGGAAACATTTATCTTGAGATTGACCTTCAAGTACCTTGTACTGTAGGACAAAATTCTCTTGATGGTTATTCTGGTTCTTCATTCGCTTCTTCTGCTGTAGTAAATAACGCATTTACTGCAACTTACAGAATCTACAAGAATCTTGAATTTGAAGATAAGATTGGTGAGGTTTCTTTTGACCTTCAATCTGTAACAGTTTCTGTAACTGAAAGAAAATTAAGAGCTCAATGGTCACCAGAAATGGCACAAGACGTTGCAGCATTCCACAACATTGACGCTGAAGCTGAATTGACAGCTTTATTGTCTGAGCAAGTTGCGGCTGAAATTGATAGAGAAATCTTGAGAGACCTTAGAAAAGGTGCGGCTTGGAACTTGAGATGGGATTACAACGGTTGGAAGAGACTTGGAACAAACGCTGTTCCTTATACTCAGAAAGACTGGAACCAAACTCTTATCACTGCAATCAACCAAATTTCAGCTCAAATCCATAAGTCTACTCTTAGAGGTGGTGCTAACTGGATTGTTGTATCTTCTGAAATCAGTGCAATTTTTGATGACTTGGAGTATTTCCACGTTTCAAACGCAGCTCCTGAGCAAGACCAATACAACATGGGTATTGAAAGAATCGGTACACTTGCAGGTAGATATCAAGTTTACAGAGACCCTTACTTCCCAGCTAACCAAGTTCTTCTTGGTCACAAAGGAACGTCTCTATTAGACACTGGTTACATCTACGCACCATATGTACCTTTACAACTTACTCCAACAATGTACAATCCGTTCAACTTCACACCAATCAAAGGTATCATGACTAGATACGCTAAGAAAATGGTGAACAACAGATTCTATGGTAGAATCACAGTTGACGGTGTAAGAACATTTGACTTGAGAGAGTTGAGATAATATGGTCTGAACCAAAATACCAAAAAGGGTCCTTCGGGACCCTTTTTTTATTTATGAAAGATATTTATTTACATGATTAAGCAAAGTTGGGATATTACAAAACAAGAGAAAAATAGAATTATAAGTCTCCATGAGACCGCAACTAAAAACCAATATATTATTTCTGAACAAAATTCTGAAAATCCTAAATTGGAATTGCCTGTTAATTTTAACTTTAAAATGGGATATTGGAGTAGTAATGCTAAAGACCCTAAAACAGGTAGAAATATAAAACAACAAATAGACTCTAATTTAAATAAGATATCTAATTTTTTAAAGGCAAATAAGAACTCAAATATTGTTGTCACAATAGAAACAGGTGAATCAGCTGTCCCTAATGTTGATAACGAATCCGGTAAGGCAAAAAAGGTTGACGCGGGATATCTCTCAAGTAAGAGAGCGGAAACTATACAAAAGGAATTGGAGACGTTTTTTAGTACCTTGGTATCTAACGGACTTATAAAAAAAATGCCATCATTTCAAAAACCAATTTTTCAACAAGGTACTGCGACAACACCTGGTCAACAAGCAAATAGTGAACAGTTTGCTAAGGCTATTATTAAGGTAGATACTTTTTGTTTAACAGGACTAGTTGTTGGTATTGGATATTTTAAAAATGAAATAATTAAAAGTGGAAGAAAATGTCATACTTGTAATAGGGCTAAATTTCAAGTTTTAATTAATGACGTACCTATAAAATGTTTAAAAAGAGACCCTGAATCAACTAAAGTAGAATCAGATGAATATATTGCAAATTTAAATAACGTACCACCTAATTATGAGCAACTTGCAAGTGCAGAAGCGAGTAAAGGTAAAGACCCTAATTGTATTGGTGAAGATAGGTGGGCAACATTTAAAC